CAAAAAAAATATATATTAGGTATTAATGATTGTCGCCATTATGTTAATCGTTTTTCCAGATGGGCACTAAATAAACGCACTCCTATTTGGAAATTAGATAAATTATGGAACCAATCATATACGTATTTTTAAGTAGTTATTATTTTTCAAAATAAGTATCCAATGTTCTTTGAACTAATCGCTTGGGTGGAGGTTCGCCATTTATATATGCGTTCATACGATTATTAAAATTTTTGAAACTTAAAAGAATAAGAACAAACACAAATGCTATAAATAAGACATTATAAATATCCTTTTTAACAAACCTCATCATATATATTATAAAATTATAATTAATTTATATAATTATAATTATATATAGTAGGCTACTATTTACTTATTCCTAAAAAACTTCTTCCAATTTTGCTTGTAACAAACATTCCTAGACCAGAAGCTATTTGAAAATAAAATATATCAGTTTTCTTGGTACAGCAAAGTAAATAACCAGATAAAATAACAAAAACTAAGAAAAACATCCAAAACAAGCGAGTATAAAAATCCATATTTTATATAGCGTGATAAAAAATAATAATAATAAAAATATATCTTTAGAAAAATAAAAATATATCTTTAGTATATATAATGCGAAAAACAAAAAGAAGAATATTAAGAACTAAAAGAAGAGTCTTAAAAAGTAAAAGAAGAGTCTTAAAAACTAAAAGAAGGAGAACGCAGAGAAAATTCAAATACCAAAGAGGAGGTGACCCTGAGGAAGAGTTAAAATCACAAGTAGAAGAAGCAATAAAAAATGTAGAAAATACAGAGAGTGCAGAGAAAATAAAGTCCGAGGAACGGAATACTGCGTTAAAAGACGCTTATGCTGCTGAACGTACGCTCAAGGAAAAAGCTAGCGTAGTAAAAAAATTACAACCCTCACCCTCACCCTCACCCTCAAGCAGTAAGGGAATGTTTAGTGGAATGTTTAGTTCTGCGCCTAAGAATTCTGCGCCTAAGAATAAGACTGCCGAGGAAACTGAAGCGATTGCTGAATTAGACCGATTAGATAATGATACAACAAGACTGTTTGATGAGTATCGTAAAGCAGATAGGGAAAGGAACGGGTTAGTTGTTCAAGTTAAGGAGATGAAAAAACAAGCATTTCAACTATTAAATACTTTTGTAGAAAAATTCCCCCAAAATAGTGATGTTTCTAGATATTACTCCCTGATCGAAAGTTATAGATCGGTTCATGACAAACCACCCGACCGGTCGATAGCTACTATCATAGAAGATAACCATTAATATACATAAAAATAAAATCATTAATAATAAAAATATTATAAAATATTTGTTTATAATAAATGCGGAAAACTAGAACAAAAAATAATGGAAAACGCACTACTTTAACTAAAATAAGACGTAAATTATATTCAAAAAGAAAAGGACGAGGAATTGGTGCTTCAAGAATTAGTATTCGCCGGACTCCAGTGTCAGCAAAAGCAGTGAGTGTGGAGACGGCATTGGCAGAAGCGAAGAGGGCAATAGCAAAGGCGGAGGTGGCTGCTAAGGCTGAGGAGAGGGCGGAGGAGATGGCGTGGGCTGCGACTAGGGCAGCTGCGACGAGGCAACTACCCAGGGCGGAGGCAACAAGGGTGAGTGCAGAGGCGAGAGTAGAGAGGGCGGAGGCGAGGGCGGCGACTGCGAGGGAGACAGCAGAAAAAGCGGTAGCGAAGTGGAAAAATGCGGTAGCGAAGGAGACAGCAGAAAAGGCGGCAGCAGCAATGGCATTGGCAGTAGCAGAGAAGGCGATAGTGGAGGCGGAGGCGGCAGCGGAGGTGGCGGCGAGGGTGGCAGCAAGGGCAGCGGTAGCAAAAGCAAAGGGCTGGGCGGAGGCGCCTGAAGTGCTCGCCCGACCTGAGCGGTCGCATCCTGGCACAGAGGCACGCATTCCCCATAAAGAGGCATGGGAGGCAGAGGTGGTCATGGCGGAGGTGAGGGCGGCGATGGCGAGGAAGAAAGCAGAGAAGGCGGTAGCGGAGTGGAAGAACCTTTCCTAGATAACTTATCTATAATATAAACAAATATTTAGAATTTTTTATTTAAATATTTGTTTATGTATAATGGGAACAAGAGTCTACTTAAAACTTTTAGAATAAATATTCATAACATTTTTACTTTTATTTTTATTTAAAAATTGATTTATTATTATACTAGCTTTGTTTATAGTATAATAATATGGAGTTATCAAAATTAACTAAGTCAGAACTTCTAATAAAATGTGAAGAACTTGGAATAAAAAAATGTAAATCTAAAAGTAAAGATGATTTAGTTAAACTAATTGAAAGTTTGTCTAATAAAAATAGCGAAACATCAATTAGCGAAACATCAGTTAGCGAAGCATCCATTAGCAATAATAATATTGTTGCTACAATTATAAATAACCCTAGCATAACTGTTGAAAATATGTGCGGACTTGAATACTTGAAAACATTGGATCCCAACTCTATTGATTTAATATTAACAGACCCACCATATATTATATCTAAAACAAGTGGTCTAGATAAGCATTACAATAATGTTAAATACAATGAAGAAAACAATATTAATGAAGTTAAGACAGAAGAACAATGGACTAACTATAAAGAGCAAAACGCTATAGAAGATGATTCACAAAAAAACAATTATATAAAATATGGTTCGCTATATGGAAAAAAATATTGTGTGAAAACTGATTATGGAGATTGGGATAGTGATTTTACTTTGACTATTTTAGAAAAATTCATTGAACATTATTATAAAGTATTAAAAAAAGGAGGAACATTAATTATGTTCTTTGACTTATGGAAAATCACAAACCTAAAAGATTTACTAGAAAAATATAACTTTAAACAAATCAGATTTATTGAATGGATCAAAACAAATCCACAACCAAGAAATAGTAAAGTAAATTATTTAACAAATTGTAGAGAGATTGCGCTATTAGGTGTTAAAGATGGTTGTCCAACATTTAATAGTGCGTATGACAACGGAATATATCATTACCCATTACAAGGCGGAAAAAATAGGTTTCATCCTACACAAAAAAGTTTGGCACTGTTTGAAGAACTCATTAAAAAACATTCGAAAGAAGGCGATACAGTATTAGATACATTTTTGGGGTCAGGAACTACAGCACTAGCATCCAAAAACACTAAACGCAACTTTAAAGGATGCGAACTTAGCAAAGCATATTATGATAAAATAGTACCACTCTTATAAATTGTTAATTGTAAAATGTGCTTCAAACAATGTAAGCAATTTTTCAAAACACCAGCGAAATTTAATACAATCACGTTTATTATGAACTTGAAATTCACCAATAGTTATTCCGTCTATGCTAATAGAAGAGCTTTCATTCCATAATTTATTTTTTACATTATGACTAAATTTAATAGTATAATTTGACCAAGTTATATGCTCTTTTAATACTATAAGCGCCAATAAATTTTTATGTTTATTATAATAGAGTATTGGACAATCAAAAGTATTTACACTATAGACTTGTAATAAATTAGCAATATTATTTATAATATATAATTTTATTTGCTCTAAACTAGTAATTGGATCTAGTGCGAAAAATTCACAAAACTTCTTGCGCGAGGGTTGCCCAATAACTTGCGGACAAACTTTCCCATCTTTTTTGCTTGTTTTAGCACTTAAATGGATGTTTTTGTCATCTATACATTCAAAATCGTATTTGCTTCCGCGACTGGCACAATGTTTAATAGTATAAGGAAATACATTTTTAAGATTAGTAAGTTTGTTTTTGAGAGAATGGGCATGTTCTAAACTATATTTGTAATTTCCATCATATGGTGTTTCATAATATAAGCATAACGCCATTTCGAATATTTTACCCAAATCTTCTGTAAGCACTTTTTTGGTTGTTGCTGTCGTTGCTGTTGTCATAATTGATTATTATTGTTATAAGTCTAATACTAATAATAATCTTTATTTCAATTTTAATTATACATACCGATTTTATTATTTAAAAATTGATTTATTATTATACTAAATTTCATAATAAGTATAATAATAAGAATAATGCCTTTTACAAAAGCAACCAAGTTTTTATATAGCAAGACGCTATTTAATATGTTATTTTTAAATGAAGTGGGACCTCTTGGGCGCTGGAGTCAAGAACGATGTGCTATTAAATTAAATAAGAAAATAGATTTGGCAAATGAAGACAACTGTGGTCATTATATATTAACTAAATTAGATTTGACTAAGACAAATAATACTAAAATTTCTAGGATTAGTCCATATTTAATTGCCGAACACGAAGAGCATGAGCAAACAAAACATTAATTATTAAAATTACTTAGTAAATAGCGAACTCAATTTGATATGCGCCTCATTATAATATTTTTTCCTATATTCTCTCATAGTTTCATCTTTAATGCGCGTAGTTTTAAAATAATTATATGTTTTATTTTCTTGTAATAATTCTATTATAAAATATAACGCATACATCCCACATTGTCCATCGCTAAATTGATGTGTGAAACCTTCATTATTATCTGCTATTAACTTAATATTTAAATTATGTGCTTGATTTACTATTCTCTCAATTAAAACTTTAATTTGTTTTGGTGTTTTAGTTCCATTACTATCAAAGTAAAAAATAAATTTTTTAGATAAGTCTATAAATAGTGCTATCCAGTGTTGTCCTGGTTTGTTGTGTGGATCAGTATTAAATATTACACCTATTTTACTAATTTTATTTTTTATATATTCCTCTAAATTAAAATTACATAATTGCTCCCATACACAAGTTGAAAATAATTCTTTGGAATCAAAATCTATTGGCGATGGTCCAATAAATTTGAAATTTTTATTAGATTTTTCATATTGCTTCATTATTTTTATTATATCAACACTAGATAACCAAGTATTTGGTTTATTTGACCATGCTTCTGGAGAGAAAGGTTTAAATATTTCTTTTACTAGTAAATCACTGTTATTAACTTTACTTAATGGGGTATTTTTCAACCAGCATAATTCATCATAACATTGCTTATTTAATTTGTTCTTAAAAAACTCCCATATTTCTTTGCTATTATTTGTTACTATTTTATCACTATTATTAGCATTCCATACATTTTTAAATACTTGTAGGTTGCTTCTGGAGTAGCAAGTGTAATCTTTTAATTCTGGATCTATATTTTTATTTTGATATGGCGAACATTTAAGTTTGTTAAATTTACGACTTATTTTATGTTTCTGCTTATACGAACGCATTTTTTGTGATGTTTTTGATACTAAATGCTTTGTTTTAGTAAATTTTTTATGTTTATTGTTTTTTACATTACTCATATTAATTATTGCTTTACTAATTAATATATAATTATAAAAAAATTATTCCCTTTTTTGTGGAAGTATCTTCTTATTATATTTATTTGATTTTCTGACAACAAATAAATCTAAGTTTGATATTTTTTTTGAAGTATCATTTTGAGGACACATACAATTAATTGTTTCGCTAGTTATATTAAAATCACTCACTATTTGATCATTTAAACTGCTATTTGAATAGTCTTTTAATTCGTCTTTTATTATGTTCTTCATTTTTTTTTCTTTTAAATGTAGTATTAAGTTTAATACATACAATAAATAATATAATTTGTATTTTTCGCCTATATTATTATTTGTATTACTAGTATTAGTCGATAGTTTTTCTAGAGTGGAACTATTATATTTTAGTATTTGCTCTTTATATTCACCAATATTGTCTTCTAAATTATCAAATATTTCTTTTAATAAACTATTATTACTCAATAAATGTTCCAATTTATTTGTTTTTGTATAGTTAACTTGGTTTGTTAAATATAGTAAGTCTATGTTATTTATAAATGACTCAATAGGTTTAACTTCTTTGGCTTCTTTGGCTTCTTTAACTTCTTTGACTTCTTTGACTTCTTTGGCTTCTTTGGCTTCTTTAGCTTCTTTGGCTTCTTTGGCTTCTTTAGCTTCTTTGGCTTCTTTAACTTCTTTGGTTTCTTTAACTTCTAAATCTATAGCAACTACATTACATTGTTTGGATTTCTTATTTTTATTATTTTTCTTATTTTGTTCCATAGTTACTTAGTATTATAATAAACTTTATTTTAAATCCTTTAATTGAACTCGTGTTGAGTTATAAAATATTTCATTTCCAATTGAATTTGATATATTTGGATTAAAATCATTAAAACTTTCTTCTTTAAATAATAAATGCTCATCTAAATTAGTATGGTGTCTTGAAAAATTAATAGTATTTTCATATAAATCGCTGTTAGTATTTGGAAGATAGGCAACTTGATCTGCTTTTTGTAAAGCAAAAAATTGATTTCTTAAAGTAGATTCTTTATCAATATTTGTAGCAAAACCGCGAAAATGTGGTTTTCGTGTTCCTGGAAAAAATGTATTACTTACATCATATAAAACATTACTATTAATAGGAACGGTTGCTTCAATTGGGTGATTATAAGTAGGCATCAAAGTATATTTTGTATTTACCGGTCTAAATGAAAAGTTCATTCCTAAATTACTGGATGGAAAATTTCTATTTGCTATTGAATTATTCATAATATTATGATCCTCAAAATTATGTAAAGTCACGTTATACAAATCATTGGTCATCGCCATTTTATTATATATTATAAATACTATATAAATTTATTATATTATTTATATAATTTATGTATTTAATGTAATTAATGTATTTAATGTATTTAATGTAATTAATGTAATTTATGTAATTTATGTATTTAATGTAATAAAAAAAATTAGGAAATTTTTTTACATAGCAATTTAAAGATACTATTATTTTAACGCTTATATTCCTTCGCAATATTATAATTCAAATAATTAAAATGTTTTGAATTAGTATTATATGTTTTTTGGGTCTTATTATTAAACAT